AAGATTTAGAGTGAATGGTGCAGGTTCTGCATTTGCATCAAACTTATTCCAAGCACCATCTATAAATGCAACATATCATAATGGTGAAGATGGAACGTTTGGATTTAGAATAGGAACTGGTACGGGTACTACAAGACACATTAACTTAGGTAATAGTACATCAGACCCATCGGCAGTTGGTTCATCTACTGGTATATCTTCTGGACAAAGAGGTGATAACCAACCATATTATTTATTATATGTAAAATCTCCATACAATAATGGACTTGCTACATATACAAGAATGTCTGTTGGGTGGCACACTGGTTTAGAGTTAGGTGGTAATCCAGCATATGGTGGTACTAGAATTATGAATGATTCTCCTGGTATATCCACTACTGAATTAATGGCTATTGGATATGGTGACCAGAATGTAAGAATTTCAAATACTTTATTTGTACCATATATTGCTGATAGAGATAATACTTCATTCTATCTAAATCCTGCTGATACTGGAAATTCAATAAATATTGCAGGTTCACTAAGAGCAGCAAACTATAATAGACCGGCAATTATGTCGGTATCAAGTGGAACATCTTCATCTGGAGGTTCTTTGGCAATACAACAGGAAACAGCAGAAGGTTGGACTGGTATATTTGTTGATTATGAACCATATACCGGATGGGGATTGTGGCATGATAACCCAAATAATTTATTCTGTTTTACCGCTGAAGCTTCGACTGGACAAATTCGTTCATTCACTGTTCCATCAAGAGTAAGTGGTAATAGAACAGCTTATGAGAAGTTTAGAATTGACCAAAATAACGGAGATACTATAACTGGTAGAATTGCATATGCAAACGAATCATCAAGATCGCCAATATTTTACGATAATAATAATACGGCATATTATGTAGACCCTAATGGTGGTAGTAGAGTACGTGGGCCTTTTGATATTGATGATGGACATGGTGGAACTCGTATTAGATTGACTGCAAATGGTAGTGAAATGGGTACTGGTACTCCATCGTATTTACAAATGTGGGTATCTGAACCTGGTGTAACTTGGAATGATGCTGGATTTGGATATAACGTACATAACGATGGTGGTTCTCCTTCTGGATTTGGTAGAATCAATGGTGGGCAGGGACAGGCGTATATGAGATTCAGTACGGCTGGACATTTATATTTTTATAACACAAATACGTCTGGTACTAGATATTCTACTATGGATATGTATGCTAGTAATTATATATATGTTCATAACTATTTAGAAGCAGGTGGTTCATTGAGAGCACCTATTTTCTATGATAGTAACGATACTTCATTTTATTCAGACCATAATAATTCATCTAGATTTAGTTCAATATTTGCTAGTAATTATTACTTTATAGGTGATAGTTCATATGGAGCAATTGGTACAAACTCATATAGAGATACTGTAAACTCTGGATATGATTCAGACCCATTAGAATTAGTTTATTATAGAGGAGCTCCTGGTGTTAGAATTGGAACTGGTGGTGGTAATCGTTCATTAACAGCTGGTGACATTTATTCAAACGCATGGTATAGACAAAATACTTCAAATGGTTTCTATTGGCAACCATACGATAGAGGTTTCTTCTCACCTGAAGGTGGTGGCAACTCATATGGCCACGTCACAACTTATGGTGGTGGTAGAAATGGATGGTATGGTTGGGGTATAGCTAGTACGCATTGTTTAATGAGTACTACTGGTGATAACGTTGGTTTGCATGATAACCGTTATAGCTGGATTTGGTATTGGGATGGTGGTGCATTTAACGTGTATAGAGGATATACCTATTCAGTAGGTTCGATGAGAACTCCTATATTCTACGATTCAAATAATACGGGATATTATATTGATGGAGATAATACCTCTAGTTTAAACGCATTACATACAAATAACCATTATATTAGACCTGGTTATATGTTGTATTCAGACCCTGGCGGATGGACTGGTGAATACTATAAAATCCAATGGCATAGTTCACATTTGTATTTCCAAAGACAACAATGGGGATACTTTATATTCAGAAATCCAAATGGTAGTGAAGCTGCTCATATAAATGATAACAACCTTTGGTTGGCATATTTGGGATGGATGAGTAATAACGTAAACCAATCAGTAAGAACTGATGGTTCACCTACATTCAATGAAGTATATGCAAACGGATGGTTTAGAAACCAAGGTGGTGGTGGTTTATATAGCCAATCATATGGTGGTCATAGTAGAACAAACTTATCATCATCATACGGATGTTGGGAAACATGGGGATATTATAGAGGTGGATATGGTGGTATGTTGTGTCATGACCCATCTGGATATTGGAATAACCTAATGTTTGAAAGAGGTAATGGTGGTATCTATGTACAAAATCGTAATGGATGGAGTGTTTATTATAGCGCAGATAATAACTGTGCTGCTTTAACTGGTTCAACTACATATGGTTGGATACGTTTTAACTTGGAAGGTCCTGAAAGAATTCGTCAATTTACCAACTGGAACTGGAATGCGGATGGAAATATGGATGTTAATAGTGGATTTGGTGTGTATTTACGTTCTAGTGGTGGATATAACCTTGTAATGCAGACTGATGGCTATAATAACATTTATTGTGTAAATGGTGGTGGTTCGTATGGTGGTGTGGTATTATATCCATATTATTATGGTTGGAGCGCATATTCTGATGCTAGTGTTAAGAATATTCATGGTGTTATTACAAATGTACTTGATAAAGTAGATTCATTAATTCCGATATATTATACATATAAAATACATTCTTTAGACCCGGAATATGTAGAAGATGATATAATTAAAATGGGTTTTACTGCACAAAATGTACAAAGTGTTTTCCCTGAATTAGTAAGAACAGATGAAAAAAGTGGATTACTAACACTTTCAATGGATTCTTTAATTCCTGTATTAGTGCAATCTATTAAAGAATTAAGAAATGAAACTAATTTCTTAAAAGCACAAAATGAATATTTATTAGAGAGAATTGAAAATTTAGAAAATAGTTAATATATATGGCATTAGTAATAAAAACACCAATTGGAACTGATAGAGGGCTTGCATCAAATGCATATGTGAGAATTAATGAATATAGAGTTCTCAAAAGCGGAGAATGTATATTTGATATTCATGTATATAAATCAAAGGCTGATGCAATTTTAGCAGATTCGAATGTAGCTACATATGGAGTTGCAAACCATTTAACTTGTATGAGTCTTGAAATTGGAAAAGAACTTAAAGTTGATTTGAGACGTGAAATAATTAAAACTGTGACTGTTCCAAAAGAAACACCAAAAACAATTCAAGTACAAAGAACAATTGGTACTCGTACATATAATGTTACGGAGAATGTAATAGAGATAGAACCAAATACATTTGAAACTACATTAAAAATACCAAATTGGACTCAAGTTGAAAATCACAATATTTTTGAATTTGGATATGCTAAATTAAAAGATAAACTAATTGAATTATATGGTGCAGAAAATATAGAAGATGATTCTACAACTACTGTATCTCAAGGACCTTTTGCTGAAGCTTACGCTGAAGATATAAGAGTAAGAAACGAAGGAAATCTTTAATAAAATAATTATGGCAATTTTTACAAAAGTAGAAGAAACAACAATTTTAGGAAACACAGTTAATAGACTGTTTACTAACGTACTAAGTTATGATATTGGTAGAGATGATTGTAGAGTTAGATACCTGATACAATTATAACATCTAATATGTGGAAAGTTCCAGTGGATGTTTTAAGTGCATGGTCTGGTAGCAATACCTATTTGGTAGATGAGTTATGTAAAACAATTGGATTAACTCCAATAGAACACTCATCGCACAGCGATAGAGTATAAATTATTTAGTATAATATTTATAAAATATAAAATAAAAGATTATGGCAAGAACATACGAATGGAGTATAAAACGAATTACAAAATCGGACAGCTCTGAATTAAACGGAGTAATTGTAGGAACACAATGGAAAGTAGTTGGCACAGATGATGATAATATCTCTGGTCAATTTGATGGCGCAACTCCATTTCCAATTTCAAATGTAAATCCTGATGATTTTACTCCATATGAAGAATTAACAGAAGAGTTAGTTTTGGGTTGGATTAAAGGAATAGCTAGTAGTTCATTAGACCCTAGCTATTGGCAACATATTGATGGACAAATTAGTAAACAAATTAATAAAGAAAGATACTCAATAACTGATGTTCCTGTTGATATGACACCTTGGTATACTGGTAGTGTATTCCCTTATCCATCGGCATCAATACAACCGGTTTAGTAGAAATTTAATAAAAAAAAATAAATATTATACCCAATTCTGTATTTTATAACAAAAATATGGTTTTGGGTATTTTCTTTATATTTATATAGGTAATATTGTACACACTCAATATTAGCATTTAAAAAATTATAATCGGAGTAAAAAAATGGCAGAAAGAATCGTATCACCCGGTGTATTCACAAGAGAAAATGACCTATCCTTCTTAGCGCAAGGAATTGGTGAAATTGGAGCAGCATTCGTAGGACCTTTTAAACAAGGACCTGCATTCATTCCAACAACTGTGAGAACGCAATCAGAATTCGAACAAATATTCGGAACACCTGATGGAACTTATTATACTGAATATGCAGTACAAAACTATTTAAGAGAAGCAGGTGCAGCAACAATCGTAAGAGTAGCTGGTATCGGTGGATATGAGCAAAGAGCACCTTTGGGTATCTTAGTATCATCTTCTCTTGGAACTAAAATTATAGGAACTTTACATTCAACCAAATTTGGAACTGCGAATGTAGGGTTTACAGCAGCTGAAACAAATATTACAGCTAGTGCAACCATATCTGGTTCATTTGTAATATCTGGAAAAGTTAGTTCTGGTTCAGCCGCAGCTAGTGTATCTGCATCAATCTTAGCATCAGCTACGAATGATTTAGCAGATGTATTTGGTGAATCTCCATTTGGAGCTAAAGCAGCTTACGCTTATACTTTCTTTGAAAATGCAGCACTATTATATACTGGTTCAATCAATGATGGTTTAAATGGTGTTCAGGTAAATGAATTAAATTTACCAACGCAAGATTTCACTTATGATGCACAAGTAGCATCTACACCTTGGGTTAAATCACAAGTTGTAAGTGGTGAAAGATATGACCTTTTCCGTTTCCATACTACTGGGCATGGTAACACATACAATACTAAATTTAAAGTTAGTATTTCAAATGTTAAAGCAGCTGGTGAAGATGGTTCAACTGATTATTCTACATTCACTGTAACTGTTAGAGGATTTTCTGATACTGATAAAAGAAAGAGTCCTTTAGAATCATACAATAACGTAAACTTAGACCCATCATCTCCTAGATATATTGCTAGAGAGATTGGTGATAGATATTTCACAATAGATGATAATGGAAAACTAACTGAATATGGTGATTATTCAAACAAATCAGCATATGTAAGAGTTGAAGTATCAACTGCAGGTTCATATCCAATATCAGCAGCTCCTTTTGGACACGCTGCTTACACTAACCCAATTGCAACTAATAACGTAACCGAAGCATCATATGTACCGGCAGTAGTTTACCAAACTGGGTCAGCAAACAATACATCTTCATCTCCTGTATATTTTGCCGGATTTGATTTTGAGACAGGTGGTGTTGAAAAAGATAATAAACAATATTGTAAACCAATTCCTGATGGCGCTGTTGCTGGGGCAAATACTATATTTGCATTTGATTCTCAACTTACTTATCAAATGACTGGTTCGGCCGCAGTTGATATGGTTAAGAGACAATTTGTAATGGCATTCCAAGGTGGTTTTGATGGTGTTAATCCAACTAAAGCTATAGCTAAAGCTGGTGATGCAGATTGGGGAGCAGCAAACAATCAGGGTTTTGATTGTGCTCGTTCAACTTCATCTGGTTCAGTAGGATATTCAAAAGCAATTAACGCTTTATCAAATCCTGATGAGTATGATATCAATTTGGTTTCAACTCCTGGTATCAATAGAGAATTACACCCTGCGATTACTCAAAAGGTAATTGATATGTGTGAAGATAGACAAGATACTTTCTATATTGCAGATTTTACGGATTATGATTCATCTATAACGGTAGCAACGGAGCAAGCAAATTCGGTAGATTCAAATTATGTAGCTTGTTACTATCCTTGGATGAAAACTATTGATTCTAACACAAACAAACTTACAACTGTACCTCCATCTACATTATTACCAGCGGTATTCGCTAGTAGTGATAGATTATCGGCTGAGTGGTTCGCACCTGCTGGTTTGAATAGAGGTGGTATCACTGGAGCAGTTAGTGTTTTAAATAGATTAACACATTCTGAAAGAGATACTTTATATGAGAACAAAGTAAACCCAATCGCAACTTTCCCTGGACAAGGTATCGTAGCATTCGGACAAAAGACTTTGCAAGATAAAGCATCTGCATTAGATAGAATCAACGTAAGAAGATTATTAATCACTGTTAAGAAATTTATCGCTTCTACATCTCGCTATTTAGTATTCGAACAAAATACTACGGAGACTAGAAATAGATTTATCAACACTGTAACTCCTTACTTAGAGGGTATCCAACAAAGACAAGGTTTGTACGCATTCAATGTTGTAATGGATGATTCTAATAACACACCGGATGTGATTGATAGAAACATATTAGCAGGAGCAATTTTCCTTCAACCGGCAAAGACAGCTGAATTCATCGTAATTGATTTCAACATCTTACCAACTGGAGCATCATTCTCAGCATAATATGAAAATAAACAAAATTAATATTTATTAATACAAATTAAAAGGAACACAAAATGGCAGACGAATTAATACTACCCTACGATAAGATGATTTTCACGCAGTTCGAACCAAAAATGAAGAACCGCTACTACATGGAAATGACAGAAGTAGGTATCCCAGCATTTATGGTAAAAACAGCAAATAGACCATCAATTCAATTTGAGACTGTTACCATCGACCATATCAACGTACAACGAAAACTAAAAGGTAAAGGTACGTGGCAAGATTTGAACATCACTTTATATGACCCAATTGTACCATCAGCGGCACAATTAGTAATGGAGTGGATTCGTTTATCACATGAATCAATTACTGGTAGAGATGGATATGCAGAATTCTACAAAAAGACTATTAACTTTTATATGTTAGGTCCTGTTGGAGATAAGATTGAAAAATGGACTTTAAATGGTGCATTTATCTCTCAAGCAAACTTTAACGAAGTAGATTTTAGTAATGCAAACGAACCAGCAACAATTGATTTAACATTAACTTACGATTACGCTGTTCTTGAATACTAATATTCAAAAAAAGATAAAAATAAAGGGGATACTAAAATATCCCCTTTTTTATGCTTTCTATTTTTTTAAAAACTATGTATTTATATATACAAACTTAAAACAAGTAAAGTTATGACAGAAAAACAATTTGATTTCCCAACCGAAGTGTTGGATTTGCCATCTAAAGGTAAATTATATCCAAAAGATAATCCATTATCATCTGGTAGAATTACAATTAAGTATATGACTGCAAAAGAGGAGGATATTCTTTCTTCTACAAATCTAATCAAAAAAGGTATT